CATTTATTGACCGTTTTTCAAGTTGCTACGCTGTAGCTGTCCAAGGATACTGGAATGTACCGACATGGATTTTTAGTTTCTTAGGACTACGATCAATACTGAACTTTACAGCAATGTCGTAGGTAATTGCAGTATCGCGATTAATACTTGTAATCTGATACTCTTTGATCTTACCAAACCTACGTAGGTCGCCAAGATATGCGTTAAAAAGATGATACACAGGACCACTTTGTTCTTGTGACAGAACGCCGTCCCATGGCTCAATAATCTTCAACAAGTCAAATTTGACATCGTTGATATTTACAAAGTTATTTCGTGCCATAACTTACTTACCCTTAAATTCTAGAGTTGCACCATTCTCGCCATCTTCTGAAACTGTGATGGTCATATCACGGCCTGGATAACGATTGTTAATTTGTTCTGCCAAATCTTCAGCAATCATTTCACATGATTTATGATTCAGTGACAAAACTTCTTCTACGTCATAAAGACGTTCCATCCAGCGTTTAAACTGGATAAATTCAATATCCCTATCGTCATGGAATACTTCAATCTCCACCTTAAAGTGGAATATATGACGGTGTGGAACTCCAAGGAACGATACATCGTCCCAACCGCCGGTTGCTAATTTAGGGTCATCCAACGCCGCTGGATATAAGTGTACACCTTCCTTGCGGAAAGTAACCCAAATTTTACTTTTTAGTTTTTGCATCAGTCTTCTCAGATTCGTCATCTACAATTGTTAAACCTTTTTCAAGGCGTTGCATTGTTTGCAATAATTCCCATAGCTTCCAGTCCATGCTTTTAGCAAGTTCTAAAAACTGCTTCTGGATATCATTTGCATCCATTTGTTCATCTGATACCTCATCTTCGATAAGGCGGATCTTTTTAACCATAATCTTACTCCTGTGTATTGGTTGTTATCATACGTTTGTATTTTACAATTTCATCGTTTATCTTGACTTTGTGTTGCTTCATATTGTTAATAATTTCATCATTAACTCTTTCAGCATAACAAACTTCTATGCGTGTGTCAAGCTCTTTTTTCTTTTGGTACAAGCTATCTACATGTCGTTGTGCTTTTTCTGAAGTCATTTTACTCATATTTCCCCCTATCCAAAATCAAATAAATCACCAAAGGTATTGTTGTCATGAGCACTCTTTAAGTCCCACTTCAGCACACCCAAAAGATTCTCAATCTTCTTGGTAATTATAGCAGTTTCCATTGCTTCATCATCAAAAGGCAAGTCCTTAAACCAGTCTGGTATACGCTTTTCATCTGTGGGTATACCAACACTTGTCATATTGAGCGGATTGCTTTTTAACTTACAGACAATAGTCTTCATACCATCTGTAATCTCCATACTATAAGCATCGCCATTCATTTTGCGAAGCCTATTGTAATTAATTGCGGCCAGTGCATGTCCAATACCACACTTGCCAGTTTTATCATACTTTGCAGTATGATTAGTTAAGTTGTTAACACGTTTAGGAGTACCTTTCTCCCAACCAGGCTTCTCACGAAACGGCTTTCTGAACTCTTTGATACGTGCAAGTACTGGTTGTTCTTCAACACCAGTAAGCACCATAACTAGTAGCTCATGTAAGAACTCTTGCATAAACTTGGGCGTATCACTGCGCTTCAAATCCAAGCCCATTGCTTTTACTTTGCCCGGCTTGCCATCAGTATCTTCACGATAACCTTCGTTATCATACACTAAGATAGCATAACGTTTCTTTTTAATAAAGATACCAGCAACACCCACAATCTCTCTAGCAGCAGCAATAATACTACCAAATTCACTTGGACAATTGTGTGCTTGGTTCATGTATCCAGGAAACGTTTCGTTTGCCGCATCACAAACTGCTTCATAATATTCAGTTACTTTGTCTTTTGTCCATTCAAGTTCTCCACTGTCAATCTGTGGCTTTAAAATAGGATATGCACTAAAGTAAACAGAGTCAGTATCACCATATATAATACTTTTGCCAGTGTGATCATATGTGCCTTCAATAACACGATTAACTTCTGCCGCCATGTGTCTGGCAATACATCTGCCTGTTAGTGTTGTTGATTGTCCCAGTCTTTGATCAAAGAATCTACAACCAGGATTCAGCAACGCACCATACAAACTGTTCAAGTTAATCTTTTTAACCAACTGCCGTTTGTCCCAAAATGCAAACTTATCAGCATCTACACCTTGTTGCTCTTTGGCATTCTTTTGTAGTATCTTACGTTCTGCGTACCATTGTTCCAGTAAGCCAGGGATAACACCTTTGGTGTCATGACGGAATATTGTACCATTTGCACTAAAGATCCACGGTTGTCCACTTAGGAATACCAAGTCGTATATTTCAGCACCAGTTGCATCCAGTGTTGTTCCATCCTCGAAATCCAAATGTAGTATAGTTTCACGGTCCTTGTCCATAACAAGTTCGTATTCTGGACAAGCAAACTTGCCCTCCCATGCTTCTGATACAGTTTTAAAGTCATCCAGCATTTCACGTGTAAACACGTGTCTTACTTGACCAACAATAGTTTCCGTACTCATATTACCTGCACGTAAAATACTAGGATACAGGCTGTTTAAATCCATACTTGCTAACCACTCATGCATGCCTTTTACCGGAGTTGCAACATATGCACCTGCGGCCTGTGTATTGCCTTCATGGTTACGTTTATCAGGAACCTGCATACCACGTGCATGTGCCGCATTAATAATTGCTTGGTCTGTTTGTGCAACCGCACCCATTGTTGTTTGTAGAAGCACTGTGTTTTCATGTGCTAGTACATTTGCCAAGTCAATAAACTGTAGTTTCTTTTCTAGTTTGACAAGCAAATCAACGTCTTGTCTGTTGTACCCAATAAACTTTTCAAAGTCATTGTTGTATAATTGATCCAGTGTACCTTCATAATCAATCTTTGTTTCGCCCAGTTCATACTCGCCAATGGCATCCAAACTATAACTGTGCATCTCATGATATGTATACTTGCGATACAGTTGCAACATGTCCAAGTGTACACGCCCTACTGTATCAAATGTTTCTTGTGTTTTACCATAGCTAAGATATTCACGTCTTTTGGGATACTTGTTCCACAAACAAAAACGTCTAGTGTGTTCTTTACCCAACTGACGCTTGACACGATTTATAATATATGGAATATCAAAGCCTTCGCTGTTCCAACCAGTTATTACATCTGCGTCATCAATAAGATCAAGGAACGTATTAAGTAGTTCCTTTTCATCATTCATTAACATAGTGTCTGGAAACTTTTCACAAATTGCTTGTGCTGTTGCCTGATCCAGTGTCTTGGGTGCAACTGCTAAACATATTGTACGATTTAGCCAACTAAGATGTACTGCAATTGCGGTTACTGGATTAAAAGGATCTTCTGGAGGTGCAAAGCCCATGTCCTTATTAAAGTCAACCTCAATATCAAAAAATGCAATGTTTAGTTCTGGTGCATCTGCTTCCAGATAGTTCTCCGCTAAACAGCGAAATACTGGATTCATGTCACTTTCATATAGTTTTTTGTGCGAGTATAGTTTTTTCTCTCTCGCAAAAGTTTTGCCATTAGTACACACAATGCGACTTAATGGCTCGTTCCAAATACTTTTAAATTTGCCCTTTGCGTCAGGATAATAAAAGACATAACGTGCTGGTAGCTGTTTATAAACACGCTTACCTCCAACACGCTCAACAATATCAATTATATCTTTGTCTCTATCAATAATGCCGTCTACATAGCTCATTAATGTCTTGCCTTATACCATTTGTAAAGTCCATACATGCTAATACCCAACCAAAATATCTCAAGGGTAATATTCGCAAGTACAGGTTTGTAATATAGGTTAACAAACAACAATATTGCTACCATTGCATTATTAAAGCTATACCAAAAACCTTTTGCGTCAATTCTATCTGTTTGTAATAAGAGGTAAGTGGTTACTAACAATAGTACTCCCATATTACCAAAAATATCACTCCAGTGTAGTGCGTAATAATCTACCAATATCCCATCGCCTTTCCGAACCCTACCATGTTAACAAATGCAAAGTAAATTGTCAAGACCAAAGGCCATGCTAACATACGTCTTTTGTATGCTACAATTGCTGTAATACTACCTATAAAAAAGCCAGGGTATACTATTCGCATGTCGGGTGCATCTGCACTAAGTGCAAGAGTTAAACTGGCAGCAACAGTGAAAACAAAACTCACCAGCTCATAGTAGAAAGCTGTCTTGTCTGTTTCCCAACTGTGCCGCCAAAATTGAATTACTTTGTTCAAAGTGTTCTGCCAACAGTTTCTAAAATTGTTTCCAATTCATCAAAATCGTCTTTTGCTCTACTAAACTCGGCTTTGTATGCAATACTGATTGCTTTGTTAAGCACCGCTGGTTTAATGTCTAATTCTTCAGCAATTGCTGTTACAGTGTCTTTAAGCCCTTCACGTAGTGCTTCCATTTCGCCTTTTACTTGAATGCCTTCGTTTACAAGCTGTTTTAGCTTGTTAACATCATCAGATGTAAATGTAGTCATGTTGAGTCATACTCCAGTTGTTGTTAATAATAATACTACTATACAGTAGAAATTACTGCATGTCAACTGTTTATTCTGATTTCCATATAGTCCAAGCACCATATGCAATTGCTGCATATGCGGCTAACTTAGCAAAAGGTCCTGCAATTAATACAATAACACCCACTGCTACAAGAGCGGCTCCATCCCATGATGTGCGCTCGT